GTCGTCTTTGGGCAGGCTGGCGTAGAGCTTCTGGACGCCACACACGGTGCCAGCTCGACCGCGATTGTGCTCCATGATTTCGTCAAGCAACCCCTTCTTCACGTTTCCCTCCTTGTGTGCAGTCACGCAGACAGGTTACCCACAGGGTGGGGATATGTCATGTCATTTGCTGTGCTTCTAGTGCTTCAACTCTTGCCCGCAATGACTGAACTTCTTTGACGAGAACGGAAACCATGTGTTCCCATCGCCAACCGGCAGGCACAAGTTCATCACCCTCTGCTTCCCATTGGGCAAGTCGTGGGTCTACTTGGGCAACTTCTTCAGCGATGAAACCGATCTGTGTGTCGGCTTCACGGAACGCTTGCGCTTCCGGCGTGTCCTCGTGACCCTCGAACTGTGGCACGAACTTTGCCGTAAATGACACGGGACGCAATGCGTCGATGATCGCACCAGTATCACCAAGATCGGTGATGTTCTCCTTGAGCGCACCCTTCGATGTGTAGCGATAGAGAAACCCAAATGTGTTATCTCGCAGGACGTATTGGTAGCCCGATGTGGTCGCTGTCGATGCTAATGCTGTGGAGATTGTGCCCGCTGATGATGTGAGAATTGCGTTCACACCACCAGAAGTGATGCCAAGCGAGTCTGCGCCGAAACGATAGATGCCTGTGTTGGTGTCGCTCGTGAACGAAATAGACGGGACAGTTACGCTTCCGTCTTGGTACATTCGCAGACCGTATGTGCCAACAACAGCGGTGAGGGTAAGGTTGGGCTGGAAGAAGATTGAGTCGTTCTGTTCAGTTCGGAAGTAGATAGGGCCGTCATAGTTTCTGACATACAACTTGTCATCACCTGCGAACCCAACGATTCCCTGAGTTGCAGAAGCCGAATCCTGGTAGAGGATGTATCCGCCAACATTTGAGCCTAACGTGCCGTTGGTGTCTCTCAGAATGACCGTCGGAATGGTGTTGTCAATCTCTAGGTCATCTGTGAGATGGGCTTTGCCGTTCACATCCAACCGATAACTAGGTGTCAAGTTGTTGATGCCCACATTGCCAGACGAGTCGATGACCATGCGAGTTGAGTTGTTGTAGCCTCGAAAGTGCAGCCTGTTCTCAGAAACGTCCAGGCCGATACCAACCTGAACATTGTCCACCTGGTCACCGAAATACAAATACGGGTCGGTACTGTCGTTGCTTTTGATGATGACTTGTGGATTTGACCCCGTATCAACGGTCAGACCTGAGAAGGTTGGCGAGTAGGACGTATCAAAGTCCAACGTCACATCACCAGACGTACCGCCACCAGTCAAACCGTTTCCAGCAGTCACAGCTGTGATGTCCCCACCGCCCGTCGGTGTCACAGGAACAAACTTGGTGCCGTTGTAGGCCAGCACCTGGTTGCTGGTTGCGCCAGTCGGGTCGATCTCGATGCCGTCAACGGTGAGGGTGGCGCCCGTAATTGAGGTGGTCGCTGACAGGCTGTTCGCCGACAATGCGTTGGTGACGGTAGCTGCAGCAAGGAACGCCGTGCTGGTTGTTGTGATTTCGGCGAATGTCGGGCTGTCGGTGGCGCCAACCGCTTGCCCGATAGCGACGGTTGGTGTGGAACCTTCCCCAGTGCCTCCAGTAACTGTGACACCCGTACCGCCAGTGACGGTCTGGACGTAGTCGCCGGTCGTCTTTGTGCCGAGGGCGATGCTGTCGTTGCCGATCTGTGCTGATGGGACGGTGCCGCTCGAGAGGTTTGAGGCGTTTAGGGCGGTCAGGCCGGAGCCGTTGCCGTAGAAAACACCGGCTGTGCTGGTGATGTCGCCTGGGATGCTGATGGCGTTGGGGACGTCGTGGGTGCGTCCGGCGTTTTGGACCAGGATTTCGCCGGTGTTGTTGTCGGAACGGATGACTCGGCCGATGGCTTGGATGGCGTCCGTTGACGAGCTTGGGCGGGTAGATGTCAGCCCGCCACCTGGGGCGACGTATAGGACGGTGTTGACTGGGTAGGCCAGGGTGTTGAGTCCACCGACCCCGCCGACGATGATGGCGTGGCCTTCGCCGTTGTTGGCGAGCTGAGTGGACAGGATTCCGAGAGACGGCATTGTGGCGGCCGTAGAAGCGTCCGATGCCGACACTTCGGTAGCGCCGGAGGCTCCGACTGAGCCTGTGGCGTAAACGGGCGCTCCGGCATTGATTGTGACACCGGAGGTGTTTTTGACGTGGAGGTAGACCGGGCCTGCCAGTTCGCCGTGAATGTGGCCTGCCGCAAGCAGGCCGGTGATCGTGACGTCTCCGTCGAGAAGGCTGTTGCCGGTCACCTCAAGGGGAACGGTGGGGGTGACGTTGTTGATTCCGACCCGGTTGTTGGTGGAGTCGACGTAGAGGGTGCCAGAATCGACGTTGAGGCCCGCAAAGGCGACGGTGGCGCTGGTTGCCACGTCCTGGCCGATGGCGACGCTGGGGGTTGATCCTTCGCCTGTCCCGCCCGTGACGGTGACGCCGGTGCCGCCCGAGACAGATTGGACGTAGTCACCAGTGGTTTCAGTACCGAGAGTGACGTTGATGGTGGCCCATTCGACGCCTTCGCTAGTGGCCGAGTTGGCGGTGAGAACTTTGCCGTCGATTCCAACGGGCAGTCGGGCTGGGGTGTCGTCGGCGGTTCCGACGATCAGGTCGCCCTTCGCGTCAATAATTGCTTTGTTGATCGAGTTCGGGTCAGTTTCGGATGACCATTTGACGCCCTCGGTTTGGGTGCTGTCAGCGACTAGAACCTGGTTGTCGGAGCCAACGGGCAGCCGGACGAGGGTGTCGGGGCCGGTAGCAACCAGCATGTCGCCTTTGGTGGTGACAATGTCGGCGGTGGGTTCGGTAGCCCAGGCAACACCTTCGGGTGCGCTCGAGTCGGCGATCAGCACTTGCCCGTCGGACCCTACGGCCAGTTTGGCGGGGGTGTCAGCTGCGGATGCAACAACAAGGTCGCCTTTGGCGTCCAAGATTGTCTTGTTGATGGCGTTCGGGTCGGTTTCCTCGAACGGCGCTTGAGATACCGTCGGCTGGGCTAATGACGGGGGAATAGTCATGCCTGGCCTCCTAGTACCTAATGATGTGGTTTGCGACTGTGGGCAAGGTGAAGTTGGCCCCGGACCCGCCGTAAGTGTAACCAATGACTTTGAACAGGCCGTTGTAGGTGTCAACGGAAACGCTGGCACCGTTGCACAGCAGCCAGCCGTCGGGCGCTGTGATGCCGCTATGCCATTGGCAGATGCGCCCTGTGGGGTCGGCGAGGCGTAGGAACAGCTCTAATTCCTGGTCCCGGTTCTCAAATAGGTCACGGACTTTGGGGTCCAGCTCGGGCATGTCGGCGCCACGGAACGTGTAGTCGAATGCCATATCAGTCCTCGCAGATTGCGATTACACGCCGGATGCGACAGCCCTGCCAGGTAATTGTTGGGTAGAAACCGTAGCCTCGAATGGCGTCGTTAGTAAAGAAGCGATGCAAGGCTCGAGATTCGTTGGCGTCAATGTCGGCTAGTGCTGTTGTATACGACTGCGACGACGAGACTAGGGCCGACGTCTGGTTCATGTTGTAGTCAATTGCCCCAGTTGTGGCGGTTTGCACCGATACCGAAGCGTTGCCGGTCAAGGTGTTTGGATAATTTTGGTTTTTGTCGTAGACGGCTTCCACAATTAGTTCTCTAACCGTCATTGCTTTTTGATGCCAATACTCGGATAGTTGAACCGATGCGCTGGCAGGGGAACCGCTAAATGTTTCCAGCGCCGCTGGTGCAGGGTAGGTGACATTGTGTCTGGCCACCGTGACCTTCAACTCCCATCTTGACGTAGATGGATTCAATACCGCCCGTGAAACAGCTGCGATGTTGTTGATGTCTCTGGTCAACCCTTCAAAATTCAAATAGAGGCTTGTCAGGGGTCGAGCAACTTTGGCGAATGCAACCTCGTCGTCGCTAACTGCGTACTCCATCCTGACCCAGTATCTATTCAGGTGTTGGACAAAGATTGAGCCGTCGATTGACCCAAGAAGTGCGTTGCCTCCTTCGATGACACCGAAGGCTGTCTTGTCCAGTATTGAGTCATCGGACTGCCCGTAGGAGCTGTACGCAGAAACTGGCAGTCGAGCAATTTCTTGTGTGGTTGCGCCTATAAGCGCATAGATCCTTGCATCAAACCCTGGGAACAGGATTGTGCGACCTGTCGCCTGGGCGTATTCAAGCCCTTGGACTAATTCATTGGCGGGCGTAATTAGTTGGATTGTGATTGACGATCCCAGAACGCCCGTCATGCTGTAAACGCCATTTTGTGTGATTACCAGCAGGTCGTTTGACCTTGGGATGACAGACACAATGTTTGACGGGAGTTCGTAGTAATCAGACGCTGAAAACGATGACAGGGTTGTGTTGCTGTAGTAAAGAGTTTTGGAAGACCAAACAATGAACCTCGATTTGTATTGGACGAGGTTGTAGCCGCCTACTGTTACGGTTGCAATTACTGAAGACGTTGATGTAGAGAAGTTGTAGAGGCGCAGTTCTTTGCTTGAACCCGTGTCGTGCAGGTAATACATTTTTGCTACATCTGTCGTTGCGTCGTATGTAGGCACTACTAGGCCGATGTCGTAGGCGCCCGAAATGGAATAGGTTTGAGTGTTTCCTAGTGCATCCGTGCGGACAACATTTACGCTTGGCGACCCTGCTCCAGAGGGAAGCCAACCAACGTAGGTGTAGACATAATCCTTGATAATGAAAGAGTCCCCCCAATATGGGGCACCTGCGCCGGAACCAGGGTCAAATGTTGCAACTACTCCGCATGACCCTGGGATTAGTTCGCCTTGAGGGTTCAGGACTGCGTTAGTGCCATACCAAGTGTTCGATGGCAATGATGCCGACTTGTCGCCCATGTAATGGCCGCCAGAGAAGTCGTCGTAAGTGATCGCGAACGATCCCATGTCAGCTCCAGCTGGCGTAGTCGGAGAGGCGGTCGAACTTGATTCGCTTCTTGAGGGTGGCTCGGTTGTCGTCGTTCATGGTTCGTAACCAGTTGCCGTACTCTTGTAGGTAGAGGCTGGCTCGAGATTCGTCTTGGCGTCGGGCGGCGCACAGGTACGCCCCGTAGCAGACGACGATGTAGTGGTAGACCGGCGGGAGGATCGGGGTGGCTCCGTCGCTCGAGAGCGCTGGCTCAGAACGGAAATAGTAGAACGTGCCAGCCAAGGTGGCCGAGGGGATCGGGTTGATTTTGACGTAGTTGCCGTAGATGACCCAGCCGTAGTTGGTGTCGTCGGATAGCGGGTTGATGTAATCCTCAAACGGGATTTGCTGGACTGGCGCCGAGTTGATGATGAGCTGGTTGGCCCGCATGAAGTCGGACGGCAGCTGTGCCTGCCCATAGGTGGAGTCGAAGTTTAGGCTGGCTGTTGCAGCGAGCCACCACCAGTCTCGTTCGGCGCTGACACGGTTGAGGGCGTCATTGATGGACGTGTTGACGAATGCGTCGGTGATGAGGGCGTCGCCTGCCGAGGGTATGGCAAGGCGGTCTTTGATGGCGGTGCGGAGTTCGGAACGGTCCATTAGATCACCTGCACGCTGTATGCCTGGGCCTGGCTGGAAATCGCTTTGACGAGGGGTGCGGAGCCGTCTCCTGGGATGGACAGTGTTTGACCGATGCCGAGGTGGTATGAGTCGTTGCCTGCGACGGCCGGGTCGGTGACGCCTTTGGTTGGGTCGCCGTAGGTGAAGTAGATCGAAGCGCCAGATGTTGTGCGGTTGGTCAGAAGGATGAACGAGGCTGGGGCTGTAAAGGTGATGTTGTCCACCGTGTCCGGCGTCAGGGTGGCATGTTTGGCGACGTTGACGGTGTAGGAGGCCATTACTTGCCTTTCGAGTTCATGGAATATTGGCGGCGGTTGCCGCCGTCCAGATGGCCCAAATCTTTGATAAGCGCCCAGTGCATCTTGTCGGCCAGCTCGAGACGCTTTTCTTTTTCTTCGGTTTCGTGGGCGTCACGAATGGCCTTGTTCTTTTTCATCAGGTCTTCGTGCAGTTTCTTGCCTTTTTGCCAGTCACCTTCGATCAGTTTGGTGATGAGGGTGTGGTCGCAACGATGGTGGGAGCAGGCTACATACGGGGTGTTGGTACCGTCCACCATCCACACCTCGAAACGCTGGGCTATTGGGTTGAACATGAGCGATGCCGACGGGTCGCCTCGCCAGCCTGATTCGTCGCCTTTTTGGATGCGGGTAGCGATGTCGTAGACGTCCCATGACACTTCGGCCATGTTTGATCCACCTTCGACATTGCCCATCAGGTCTTGTGCGCGCATCATGTCCCCATCATAGACATTGGGGTCGGTCACCCGAAGGCAACCGACCCCAACTGCCGTGTTGTGTTGTTGTCAGGCGCCGATGGCGTGGAAGCGAACCACAACAGCCGACACGTCGGTCGTTGCGGGCACTTCGTCCAGCGGTGCGCCGTCTGTGGTCGTGTCGACCCAGAACAGCTTGATTTTTGGTGCGGTGCTCGACCCATCCCAAGCCGGGACATAGCCGTCGGTGGTTGACGCCGACAGCCAGTCCAGGCGAGAGACTCCAAGGTCGGCAAGCGACACAGCCTCGCCGCCCGTCGCATAGGACGAGTCGAACGTGACGGTGCCAAGCACCTGCTTGCGGTTGCCGGGAACTTCCGGCCCCCAGGTGACGCTTACCGATGCCGCCATGTCAGATCGTCACCTCAGTGAGGTCCTTGATGACGAAGTGGGCGTTGCGCTGCTTGCAGGCGAGTTCGCCGTACGAGTAGAGCGTGGCCTCGTATGCGTCGAGGTCGGGCTTGCGGTTCATCACCGAGCCGTCGAGGTCCATGAACTGGAAGCCGTCGCCGACCTGGTGGTACACAAGCACCTCGGGGTTGATGCCGTACAAGCGGTTGTTCGGGCAGTCGAAGTCGGCGTACAACGCCGTCGGCGACTCGTCACCCTTGCCGGAAACCGACGGGCTGTAGAACTGAATACCTGCGTATCCACCCTTGAGCTGCGTCTGCTCCATGTTGCGCTTGAGGGACAGCAGAAGGTTGCTGATCGCCAGGTTCACACCTTCGGCCGACACCAACAGGCTGGGCTTCTTGCCCGAGTTGGTGAGGGTCTTCATGATGGAACCAGTGATGAGCGTCTCCGTCACCGAGCGGTTGGTGCCGCCGTTGGCGTTGACGTAAGCCTTCCACTTTGGCTGGCTCGACGGGTCGATGGTGTGGAGGACGGCGGTGTCGTCCACCATCGTCTGGATTCCGGTCAGTTCGACCTGACCGTCACCGGGCTGACCCGAGTTGTTGCTCGCTCCACCGGCACCCGAGCGGAACACGAAGTGGCTCGAAGACGTGGTCACGGCGGCACCGGAGATGGTGACCGTCTTGGCTGACTCGTCCACAGCGGTCACGGTACGGGCCGACGCCACCGTGGTGGGGGCCGCAACGGTTCCGATGTCGACAACCATGCCACCGTCGAAGAACAGCTGACGGAGAGCCGTCGAGCCGGTGCTGGTGGCGAGGACGACGGTCGTGGAGGACGAGGTCGTGCCACACTGGGCGATGACACCGTTGGAGGTGCCCCACAGCTGGCGGTTGACGTCCTTCATGGCGTCGCGCTTGATGCCTTCCATTTCGGCGTCGAGGGCGTCGATGAATGCTCCACGATCCGAAACAGCCTGACGGATGGTCGGGCCGCTCAGCTGGATGCGTCCGTAGACGTACCGAACCGGGACCGGAACCGTCGCGTAGGACTGGTTTCCTGCTGTCGGGAGAGTGCCATTCTCTGCGCGAGCGCCGACACCGGACGAACGTCCGAGGTGGACAGCGTGGCGGGCGACTCGGCCCTGGACGGTGTCCGTGCGAGTCTCGACCTGCGAGAGAAGAAAGTTGGCTTCGTTGAGGTTGTCCAGAAAGTCTTTGTAGTCGTCCTTCAGGATGGCATCAACGGTTGACAATGATGCTGCCATTGTTGGCTCCTTTTTGGGGTGGTGTGGATTGGTTTTCCGCTACCGCTGCTTGCCGGAGTCCACCGGGTTCACATCGCCACATCCGTGACTTACTGGTTGCTATGTCTTGTGTGCCTATCCGGGCACACGCTCAACTATACACAACATGTTGTGCCTTGTGTGTTTCCCTGCGCGCGTAGGGGGAACACGCGCAGGGAAACGATCTACAGCCCGTTGGCTTCGAGTCGGGCGAGAGCTTTTTCTTTGGGTGACATTCCGGCGACCGGGTTGTTGACGGCGGGATAGCCGTTGCCGGACGGCGGCATGTTGTTCATTGTGCTAGCGGCCGTTGCCCGCTGGGTAGCGATGGCTTGGGCTTGGGCGAGCACCTGTTCTTCGACTTCACGGATTGCAGCGTTCAGGTCAAGGTCGGGGCGCTTTGATGCGGCGACGATGGCGGCGGTCGCCAACGGCGAGTCGGGCTGCCAGCCGTGCTGGGTCAGCGTCTGCTCAATCTGGACTTCGTATCCCTTTTGCACCTGCTGCATCTGGAACTGCTGAATGCGCTGTTCGACCATTTGCTCGACCTGTTGGGGGGTGAGTCCCTGCGATGCGCCTTCCACCTGTGCTTGCTGGGTGATAAACGCTTCCTGGGCTGGCGTGATGTACGAATCGAACTTGTCTCCGGCGAGGGTGCGGGCGTTGTCGACCATCCATTTGACGGCCGCTTCGTTGTCGCCAGACGCAAAAGATCGGACAAAGTCCTGAATGGCGTTGGCGTCGTCGGGGTGAAGTCCTTGAAATGCCTGAGCGATGGGCTTGTAGCGCTCTCGTTCACGCAGGCGATCCTGCACTTCGGAGCGGTAGCGCGCTTCCCAATCGACGTTCGTTTCGGTAGGTTCGGCAGGTGCCTCACCAGCGGGAACGGAATCCACCGTCCCTTCGGGGGCTGTGTCACTCATTGTTTCTCCTTATTGGACAGGCTGTCCAGCCTGGGGTTCGGGAACCATCGAGCCGGGGGGTTCGTTGGCTTGCGGCAGAGCTTCCGCTCCGGGCATCTGTTGCATGGCTGCGAGTTGGCGTTGTGCTTCTTCCATTGCGAGCGCTTCGTGTGCTTGGATATGCACGTCGATGGTCTGACGGATTTCGTCGGATGCCAGCTCGTATGCAGGCGATTTGCGTTCACGGTTGTGTTGGGCGATGTGCTTGGCGTGGTCATCGAACATGGCGGGCATGACGGCGACGGCTTGCATAAGTAGGCCGTTTTCCCATTCGGCTTTGGCAATGTCGGGGTCGGTGGTTGCCAGGTAGCCCTTGGGGTCGGGCAAGTCAAGCATGCGGGCAATGGCCAACGGATCAAGGTTGGCAAACGCCTGCGGGAACCTGTCGGCCAGGCTGGTGAGGATCGACTGGGTGGCGATCTTGGATCGGGGTGCCGTCGCATCCAACGGCACCTTGACGACCGGGTACGGGTCGATGTCTTCAGCTGACCAAGAGAACTGAACGGTGGCGCCCTGTGGGGTTGTAAGCGTCTGGCTTCGCACCATGCCGGACTGTTCTGCATACATGCGGTACAGCTGCAATGTCATGGAGCCGACTTTGGCCCATACCTGCGACTGATTGCGCGCCATCGGGCCGAGCGGTGTGTCGTCCTTTTCGGCAAGCACCGATAGGGCAAGACCGGAGTTGCGGTCGCCGGGGGCTTGGCCTCGAGATACCGAGTGGGTGAAGAAGATGTCGTCCATCTCCATTTCGAGCTGGGCGGCTTCGTTGCTAATCCATCTCGGCACGTCGGGGGCTGTCTGCCAATGCGGTTCGCCAATCTCGTTGTTGTATTCGAGGATGTCGGCGGGGTCGGTGGTGACAGTGTCGGCGTCTTCAATAGAACCAACTGGAACCATGAGGCGTGCGTTAGCTGCCTTTCGCATGTGCTCGAGGATGGTGGAACGTGCCCGGTTGTAGGCGTATTGGATGTCTCGAGCGGGCGACAGCAACGTGTGGCCGACCCAGGTGCGAGGAATGCGACGCTGGCGGGGAAGAACGATGTTGAGATGCTGGAACGGGAACGGCCAGCCTCGGCCGTCACCGTAGGCGTACACCTGCTTGCCGTT